AATACCGCCGCCAATTTTTTGAGATTTTCGTTTTTCGTTTTTTAAAACTACTTATTAATGTAATTTAAGGAGGATCATCATGAATCCAAGACGACGTTTAATGCTTAAAACGCGCGCCCGACGTAAACAAGAAGCAGTCACTGCTGCACCAGCACCAGTTCAAGGGGCCCCAGTGCCCGTTGAAGAGGCCGCACCCGCAGTTGAGGCCACACCAGCACCTGCCCCTAAAAAGGCCGCTACAGCAGCCCCTAAAAAGGCCGCAAAAGCTTCTACAAAGCGTACAAAGAAAACTTCTTCATAGCGAACAAGATAAAATCAAAGTTCGCGATGAAGATTTGCTTTCAGCATTACTATTTAAGTAATAGGAGTACGCATGTATGCCAACGAATTTAAGTCCAGTTTCTCAAACTAGCGCAGTTATCTTACCCTCTACCGGCTCTACAACCGCAGTCTCGGGCGCAGTTCCGTTTGGGGTGTATACAGGCTCCGCCGCGTTCTTGAGTGGTGCATCTGCTCAGGTTTCTTATGTATATAAGAAGCTTGGCGGCGATGTGGTGGATGTTGAACTTACGCCGGCCAACGTATATGCTGCTTATGAAGAAGCCGTATTGGAATATTCTTATATTGTAAACTTGCATCAAGGCAAGAATGTATTATCCAATGTACTGGGGTCACAGACCGCTTCTTTTGATCACAAGGGGGATATTACCTCAGGGCCCTCTGGATCAAACCTCAAGTACCCACGCTTCTCGTTGGGTTACTCAAGGCGTGTTGGTGATTCCGCCGCCGCTGCTGGTGGATTTGGCGGTACCATACCACAATATTCTGCTTCCTTTAAGGTAGTCAAAGACCAACAAGACTATGATCTTCAAAGCATTATTCAGAGCGCCTCTGATTCAGGTGTTGATGATGGTGGTGATGCTGTATCATATGCTGATAAGGTCGGAGATAAGCGAATAATCGTTACAAAGGTGTTTTATAAATCTCCACGCGCAATGTGGCGCTTTTATGGTTATTATGGGGGATTAAATGTTGTAGGTAACTTCAGTACATATGGTCAATTTGCCGATGACTCTACATTTGAGATCATCCCTACATGGCAAAACAAACTTCAGGCCATGGCTTATGAAGATTCTATCTATACGCGAACTTCCATGTATTCTTTTGAGCTTATTAACAACAGGCTCAAGCTTTACCCCTCTCCAGAGCAATATGGCTTCGGAGATGCAATGAATGATCGCATTTGGGTTAGGTTTTATGTAGACTTAGAGCCTTATGAGTTGGATGGGACCGTTGATACTGGTATTGAGGGCGTTAGCAATATGAATACGCTGCCTTTCGACAATATACCCTTTGAAAACATTAATGCAATCGGACAACAGTGGGTTCGCAAGTATTCATTGGCCTTGTGTAAGGAAATGTTAGGCCAAATCCGTGGTAAATTCACAACGATTCCTATTCCCGGCGAGAGTGTAACATTAAATCACTCTGAATTGCTATCTCAAGCAAAATCCGAACAAGAAACATTGAAAGATAAGCTAGCGCAAATGCTGAAGGATACCGAATACGTTGCCCTAGCCAAACAGGATCAAGAAATTACAGATGCAGCAACCAACGTCTTGAAGGTTACACCGCTGCCAATCTTCGTGGGGTGATATAAATGTCAAATGAATGGAAACGTCCAGATTCCCCACCACCTCCTTTGTTCTTAGGTAAGAAAGAGCGAGATTTAGTAAAACAAGTCAATGATGAGCTTATTGAGAAAGTCATCGGCCAACAAATCTTGTATTACCCTATTGATTTGGAACATACAAATTTTCATGATCTATACGGAGAAGCGATTGAGAAGACTTATTTGCCCCCAATTCGTATTTATGCCCTGGTTGAATATACAGCATACGAAACATCATATTTAGATGGCGTAGGTATAGACAAAACCTGGGAGATAAACATTCACTTTCATAAAAGAAGATTAGAGGAAGATCAAAACCTCTATGTTCGAGAGGGTGATTTTGTCTTATATAACGATAATTACTATGAGATCGTTACACTTAGTCAGCCTAAACTCTTGTTTGGTCAAGCTGGAGAGGACTTTGAGATAGTAGCGAGATGTAGAAGAGCTAGAAAGGGATTGTTTGATGCTACCTGATGATTTTGATTTTGCAATGCTCCCCACTGGGTCGCACAAGGTTTCTTTATCCGAGATAGGTATGCTATCTTCGACTTTGGAAGATATTGATTATTCTATGGTTAGCTGGCTCAAAGATGATTTGAATTTGTCTGCAAGAAGCAACGATGGCTTTAAAAGAGTTCCTGTTCTGTGGCAAGCGCCAGAGCGCGCATTTCAGATTAAACATCGTCGTGAATTGCGTGATGATAGTGATGGCATCATTTTGCCTGTTGTCAGTGTGGAAAGAACCAACATTGAGAAAGATCCTGCGAAAAAAGGCTCCTATCAAGCCAATCGCTATTCTGACAAGCGCGATGGCCGCGCCGGCCGATTCGTTATCGCACGCAGAATTGTCCCAGATAAGACACGAAACTTTGCCGTAGTTAACAACACTCGTCGTGAAAATTACACTTCAGGAACTGAACAGCGTTATTATCCCAGAACAAACAACAAAGTTGTAATTCAAACTTTGTCGATCCCAATCCCAATATATGTGAGTGTGGATTACAAAATACTTATTAAAACCGAGTATCAACAACAAATGAACGATCTAATGTCTCCCTTTATGACACGAACTGGTCAAATTAATTCTTTTGTAATGAAAAGAAACGGACATTCTTATGAAGCATTCATTCAACAAGGTTTCACACACAACAACAACATCGGCGCCTTAGGTGAAGATACTCGCGAGTTTACCACTGAAATAATGATCAATGTTTTGGGTTATTTAATTGGTGAAGGGATTAATGACGATAGACCCCTGGTTAGAATTGAAGAAAATGCAGTAGAGTATCAATTCCCTCAAGAGTCCGCCGTCCCAGCAGGTAACTTCAATCTCTGGGGCGAAGAAGATTAGTTCAGGAACTGGAATATCAAAAGTTGCCTATCCTTTTGGGATTGAAAATACTATTTAAAGTATGATTAGGCATTAAATATACTTGCTTTTCAAAAGAGGAACCATAATATGTCAGTAAAAAGCTTTAAGTTTGTATCTCCTGGGGTGTTTATCAACGAAATTGATAACTCGTTTATCCCCAAATCGGCCGATACTATTGGCCCTGTAGTGATTGGACGCGCTACACGCGGCCTTGCAATGCAACCCGTAACAGTCCAGTCATACTCAGATTTTGTTAATATGTTTGGAGATACCGTCCCAGGAAATGGGGGTGGCGATGTTTATCGCGATGGCAACTACCAGTCCCCAATGTATGGAACATACGCCGCGAAAGCGTTTTTAAGAGCTAATGTGGCTCCTCTTACTTTCGTGAGGCTTCTTGGACAAGAAACTAGTGTTGGCTCCACTGCTGGTGGCGATGCCGCCGCAGGTTGGAAAACTGCTTACACAATTGCTGCCGGAACGGGCACCGGCGAGAACAATGGTGGCGCATACGGACTTTTCGTGTGGCCTTCCTCTTCCACAACTGCTGGTACTGGTGGTACCGACCTCGGTACGGGCTCTCTCGCAGCGATATGGTATCTAAACGGTCAAGGTACTACCATGATCTTGAGTGGTACATATTATGACGGTCTTGGTGGGAGCCCTATTACCGGCGCCGCAGGGCATCTGATTACCACAGATTCTAACGGCTTGTTCAAGGTACAAGTTAGCGGCACGACCGGTACAGAAACAATTATGTTTGATTTTGATGATTCAAAGGAAACTTTTGCTCGCAAGCGCTTCAGCACCAACCCACAACTTTGCTCAACTGCTGGAACCTTCTATCCATCTGACTCTATTAAGGATTTCTGGTTAGGAGAGACCTTCGAGCAAGAACTTCGCGATGGGGGTGAAGGTTTAGCCGGCGACTTGACAGCTAACGACAACCTTGTTGGTATTATCGTAGGTATCGGACAAAGTGGTTCCAGTGGTGTCACGTCAGGAAATGATCCTTCACAGATGAAGGGACAAGCATCAGCCGAAGCGAAGGCTGGCTGGTTTATCGGCCAAGATCTGGGCGCAGCAGCTTCTTATGTTCCAGAAAATCAACAAAAACTATTCCGTTTAATTGGTCGTGGTCACGGAT